TGACGCACTTAAGAAAATGCCACGTCGCTACAAGCAACGTCGCAACCAACTACGCTTCCTTTCTGGAAGCAACCTTGTACAGGATTACTTGTACAGCTTGACTTCAATCCCAGGAACTCCAGAAGATATCGCTTCTGGCATCGTTCGTGGTGATGTCGTAGCAAACAATGGAGCTCCAGGAGGAGTTATTCCATTTGCATTCGGAATTCCAGTCGTAGAGGTTCCTCTACTTGATGAGAATCAAACTGGTTCCTATTCAGGTGCTTCAGGACAGCATGGTGATCTACACCTAACATTCCCTGATAACGTAATCGTCGGTATCAAGCGTGATATCGTCGTTCACCGTGAATTCAAGCCAAAGAAGGATACAACAGAATATACTCTGTTCCTTCGTGTTGGTACAGCAATCGAAAACCCAGATGCATTCGTTGTCGTTAAGAACGTCAAGGTTGCAGCAGGTTACGATGCACGTAGCACAGCAGCAGTTACTGGCGGAAGCTATACAAATCTTCCAGCAGCACGTCCATAATTTAATTACGGACATTTTTGGAGGGGGGTCTCAAAAGGACCCCCTTCCTCTTTTAGTGGCTAAAATGCTATAATTGAACTAAACGAACGGAGATATAATGTCATTACAATCATTAAAAGTATCTGAATTAAAAAATGTAGCAGAAGAATATGGCGTAGATTTAGAAGGCGCAAAGAACAAGCAAGAAATATTAGCGATATTAGCTGAGGAAGGCGTAACAGACGAATTGCTGGATAACCTGGCTAAGGTGGAAAAGGAAGAGCTTAAGCCTTTAAAAAGTACTCAGGTTATGATGGATAACTACGACGGAGAGATAGCCTTGGTAAAGATGGAGCGGCAGAACAAAAGCTACGAGACGCATGGATTTGAATTTACTCAGGCAGACCCATTTGTTTCAATGCCAATGTCAGTAGCGGTAGAAATATTTAAGCATGAAGAAGGTTTTAGACTGGCAACGCCAGTAGAGGTAAAAGAGTTTTACTCATAGGAGATAGATTATGCCAGAGATATATAGTGGTACAAATGGTCCAATTAACTTTAAGACCTATTACAATGGGGTTGCGGTTGATCCAGTATCAGCACCAGCTGTAACAATATTCTACGAAGATCAAACAACTGGCACTACTCTTACTCCAAACAATGTTGATGTAGACGAAGGCAGCTGGTTTGTTTTTGTACCAATTTCAGCAACTACCCAATATCAATATTTTAAGATAAAGATCGAATATACCATAAACGGTACAAGTTTTGTAGACTATAAAAACTATGTTGTTACAAGACCATATGCCACTGTGGCTGAAATTGTAGAGGCCTCTGGATTTGGAACCGATGTCTCTGATAAGAATTATAGGTCTTATGACGAATTGATGGCGGCAGAAAGATATGCTAGATATAAGATCAACGCTTACACGGGACAAAAGTTTGATTATGTCTCTAAGAAAGTTGATGTTATTGGAGATGGAACAGACGTACTGTTAATGCCAGAGAGAATAGAGTTTATAAACAAAATTTGGGAAAATGATGTTTTGATTTATGACGCATCTGTTTCAAGCAACCAGTATCTATTTGATATTAGTAGAACTAACTATGCGGTAAGATTACTAAAAGATCCAGGCTTAGATGTTTTTGAAAGCTACCCATATCAAGAAGATATGCCAGAGCCAGCCTTCTTTACAAAAGGTTTTAGATATACCGTAGAAGGGATGTTTGGCTGGAAACTTGTCCCCTCTGAAGTATATGATTCATCAATTAGATTAGCAAATGACTTCTTCTACCAGGATTCAACCTGGAAAGAAAAGTATGTAAAGAGAATGCAGACAGGAGACTGGAACGTAGAGATATCACCTCAAGCTTTTACTGGAACTGGAAATTCAATGGTAGACAGAATTCTAGAACCATATATTGCTAATCGTATGGTGGTTATTTAATGAAGTCTTTAATTAAGTCTGCCATGTATATGAAAATGGATGTATATGAGCAGGTATATACTCAGGATGAAGCTACAAATGCAATAATTAAAAAGTGGCTTTATATAAAAACAGTTAATTGTTTAGCCAGAGGATATATTTCTGATAGCGCAAAAGGCCAAGGAAGCGGCGAAAAGGTTGGCGAGAGATATCAGAATGTTGATTATTTAACTATAGAAACAGATGAAAAGATAACTAAGTCTCAAAAGATTACTAATATTAGAAATCAAGAAGATGAGGTCATATGGTTTGATTTAATTGGAAACAACTATGACTCCCCAACTACATTTGATGTGGTAGGAGCCATACCAGTACTAGATCCGTTTGGGGCTATTTTGTCCTATAACATTTCTGTAAAAAGATCAGAGGTTCAAAACTTCGATGAATATAATTCGTAATATTAAGTCTGCAGAAAAGTTAATGTCTGCTGGAAGAAGTAAAGGAACTTTAATAGATGATATGGGCTCTATATCACGTGCTGCAGCAAGTATATATTATCAAGCCGCTGCAATAGACTATTTAATTAATTCTGAAAGAACTCAGTCTGGAGTAAGACAAAGAATATTTGGACAGATAAATAAAGATTTTGGAAATTATGTTGACATGCAGGCAAGGTCATATACTTCTAGATTGCATCATGTTTATGAATGGAAAAGACCAGGAGATCCAGCATCAAGATTGTGGAAGCTAAATGCTAAATATGGAGAAGGATATAACATGTCGGTATCTTACTCATTTAAACAATCTAGGGTTGCTGTTCCAAATGATAATTCTTCTTTAAAAAAATATGTATTTCATGAAAAAGCAAGAATTATGGAATTTAGAATTCCAGTAACAATAAAGCCAAGAACTGCAAGAGGCAGATTGGCATTTAGAAATTCTGATAACAAGCTTATAGTTTTGCCAGAAGGTAGATCTGTAAATGTAAAAATGCCTGGTGGAAGAAATGCATTCCAAGGATTTGCAAGAACACATGAAAGATTTTTTAAGGGGCCCATGCTTATGGAAAGTATAGATAGGTCTGGAGTACAAAAAGCAATGTCTCGTGCTTCTAAATCTGTTACAAAAGTTCCTACAACAATATCTTCAAAAATTATGTTTACATCAATTAATCCATCTTCAGTAAGAAGAATGGCAAAAAGTAAAGCGGAATCAGAGGGAGCTAGAATATAATGGCAGACTATTCACTAAGCGCATCTAAGATAATAGTAGATTATTTATGGCAAAAACTACAGGACGAAAACATCCTTGACGCAGATGATTATGCTTTGGATATTTTAAATGGTCCAGCAAGCGGAGTTATTCCAATAGTTCCATCTCAACAGGATATGTTAAATTATGAGGCTCTAGATGGAAAAACACATATAGTATATGACTGGGTTGCAGATGGATATGAAGAAAACTGGTTGATCTGTAGGGATTCTATAATGTTTACTACATACTCAAAGTCTCCAGTAGAAATTCTTAAGATACAGAATCTTATCTTAGACCTATTTAGAAGAATGGATGATTCGGCAAGAGACATAAATGCCACTCTAGCCTCAAACTCCCCATTTATCTTTTACACAATCAGCCTTGCAGACATGCTGTCCCCAGAGCCACAGAGAGAAAAATCTGGCTGGTTTGCTGCTCAGGCAGTCATAAGGTATAAGTATGGCAGGCAAGTAAATGCCTCCACGGGAAGGTTTGCCTAGGCTTTGCTTCATAAGCATTTTACTAGTATGATAATGGTACGAGGAATTGTTAGCCTAGCCAGCTAAAGATTAAAAAATTATTTTAACCGCTAAGACGGAGGTGTAATAAAAGTGGCAAATGTAAATAATATTATCGTTGGTGCAGCCGAAGTATGGATGTCAGCCAAAGATTCAGTAGCAGCAGCAGCAACATGGCCAGACTATGCTCTGCCAGATTTCACAGCAAATCAGTCAGCAAGAGGTCCATTAGATGCGGATACAACAAATTGGAGAAACGTAGGTTTTACGTCTGAAGGAGTCGAGGTTGCTTATACTCCAGATTACGGCGATATTCAAGTAGACCAGTTGCTAGACACAGCTAAGCTATTTAAGCAAGCTATGACCGTTTCTGTAAACACAATGCTTGCAGAAGCAACACTAGAGAATCTTTTGGTAGCATTTGGACAGCCAACATCAACAAAGGATGCAACAGCACACGGAGCAGGACTAAATCCTGTAGCAGATTATACTAAGGGTTCTAACGGAGAAACTCTAGGACTTGAAGCAGGAGCTTTGGGTTCTGAGCCTTCAGAAAGAGCAATGGTATTTAT